TGTTACTTTCCAATGCCTCAACACTCGGTGCAAGTGCTGCGTGTGACGCATCGGTAAAGTTACCTACTTTTAGGCCTAAACTGGTAACCTCCGCATGATCCTGAGTCGCCTGCTGGGCAGCAGCATTGATGGCAGCCACCTCATCGGCAGTCATGCCAGGATCACCCTTCGGGCCCTGACTACCAGTATCACCTTTCTCACCGCGCTCACCGCGCTCGCCCTGGATACCCTGACTACCAGCAGGACCAGCAGGACCCTGACTACCAGTGTCACCCTTCTCACCGCGATCGCCCTTCTGATAATAGGCAGGAAGCTCACACACAGCCTCCAGAGTCTTCTCACCCTGCATACCCAGGAACACGTTAGCGTCCACAGTCTGCTCAGCATGAACGACCAGACTGATTCCAGACGAGGCTGAACCCTTGTCCACACCAAACTTCACCACCTCCGACTCATGAGTGGTGTATCCTGTGGTCAGGTTCGACACAGATCCGTCAGCATGAACCATCAGCACAGCTCCTATGTATGGAGTGGTGCCAGACATAGCACTCTTCTCAGTGATAGTCTCCGACTCATTCAGCTGCACATCAGCACCCACCCACATATAATGATCATCATCGCTGGTGTTCAGCACGGAAGAGATGTCTCTGCTCTTCTCAGCCTTCACCACCACCTTCTGTGGCGCGATCACCTGGTCACAGATGCCGCTCTTATAGTCCGCATCAGTCAGATAGTAGCGGATCTCCATCATCAGGGTACCGATACCCAGACGATGATCATCAAATGCCACCTCCAGACGGCCGTCATCCAGCAGCCTACAGTTGTTATACACCTGGCCATCAAATGTGACCCGATACGCTCTCGCAGGACTCGCCGTCCAGAATCTGACCTCAAACGGATCCGTCCACCCATTCGTCGACGTGATCATCAGTTTGAAATCCGACTTGTGAAAAAGATTCAGTACTTCCATCGTTCATTCCGAGGGGGGATTCAATGCCCTCTACATTACCGACACTAGTCCGCCACGGGTTTACTCCACGCAAAAGACGGAACACCATCTCTGGCATCCCGTCCCTGACAACATTTAACCTTAAAAAACTATGAAAAGAGATTCGCTAATTTTCAATTTTCGATTCTTCTGTTCTCATCTGCCATCATCCGCTTCAGTTCCTCTATCTCATCATCAGATGGGATGTCCTGGGCGCTCTTCTCCCACGGCAGACTGAACAGGTCCTGAGCCTTCTCCGCTTCACTTCCCAGGAGTTTCGCAACCACAAATGCATGCAGTCTGCTCGTCTCCCAGTACACACGAGCGTCACGCTGTTTCCCTCTCAGGGCGGCGCGGATCTGCCACCACCTCATGCGCTCGGTCAGCGTTTCGTGGCCCACAGTGCCCACGAGCATCTCATAGATCTCGTGGGCGGCTAAGGGCGGACAGGTTCGTCACCCTCATGCACACCTTCCTCCACATGCTCCTCGGCCACTGCCGGTATGTTGAAGAAATTGTTCAACTTTGGCAGAATCACATCCTTCAGACTGTTGAAATCCTTTGCAGACATCTTCATCGACATCTCCTTCAGACTCATGTCCCAGTCATCGTTCATGGCCTTCAACACTGCCCAGAACAGCTTCAGGATGTCGCTCGTCTGCTCCACCCGGATGCTCTGCCCAAAACTTTCTTCATATTCCAGTACCACGGCAAAATTGAACCCTACGTTCATATCCTTGCCCATGACCTTTATCTTGTTGCTTCCCATTCCTGTGTTATCTTTATTTGTTCAACGAAAAAAGCCCCCACCCAGAGCCCACTCGCCTCAGAGGGGAGAGGGTCGGGGAGAGGGTCTTCCTATTAGTCAGTATCACCAGAGATGCTGCCAGAGGTCAGTGCGCCCACACCAGTGAAGCTCATCGACCAACTGCTGGTCTGCTTGTTCTGATGGGTCTGGCTGATGCTCTGAACGATAGCAGTACCAGTGTACTTTGTTCCGGTCGATGCGTCAGCGCGATTCTTCTCGCCGGTGGTCTCGATAAACTCCACCCACACGGTCTGACCTACCAGACTCAGGGCCGACAGACCAGTGATGGCAGCGTTATCAGTGCCGAGGATCAGCGCGTCCACGCTTCCGCTCCAACTCTTGCCCACGCACTCCTGGTCACTCCAGTCGCCTGTAGAGTCCTTTGTCGAGGTCTCGCTCAACTGAGCTTCGACAGACACCTGACAACTGGTTGCACCGGCGATTGCCTTATAAGTGCCGCTCTCGGTCTCCTTGATTTTCAGTCGGAAATTCTGTCCTTTCATTGCTCTTCCGTTTTTTAGTCTTAACTCTTAACTCTTAACGTCACACGTCATTCTCCACCTCACACTGCCAGGTCAACTCCTGCCACCAGCAGGGCTTCTCCCAGTCAAACGACACACGACCTGCACTGAACCGGTAGTCGAGGATCACCACATCGGCATCATCGTCATCCTGACCAGACACAGCATCCCTCACAGCCTTGCGCACTGCCTTTGCCAAAGTAGCCAACTGGCTACGGCTTTCAGCGCTCACGCCCACAGTGATGGTGTCCACGTCCACAGTGCCCTCCATCTCGTCATCCTTCGTCTCGTCATCGTTCTGGGTACCTTCGTAGTACACGACCACACTGGGCACGCTCTCACTGTCGGGCTCCGTCTCACTGTCCACTGTGCCGAAGATACGGCCACCGGTCAGTGTGTTCACGTCGTCACTAGCGCGCAATGCAGCAACGAAAAATGCGTCTGTTATCATGCTCATTCTTTCTCAGTGTTACTCCCGGCCATCACTGGGGGACTGACCTGCTGCTCTCACAACAGCGCCCCCCAGATCATGCCCAGGAATGGTTAGGCAGATTATGCGTGACGGGTGTCACCGTAAGCAAATGCGCCAGAGCGCAGAACCTTAGCGTCGCAGTAGCAGTTCACTACGAGGCGAACGCAACCGTTCACAGCCTGTGAGTACTCGTCCACGGTGATCTCGATGTTGCCCCATACGCCGACAGCGAGGTTGCTCCAGTCGCCGACGATGTATGCGCCCTTAGTGCTGCCGCTTGCGTCGATGACGTTGCTTGAGCAGATTGCAGGAACGCCGTCAACAGCGCCACCCTCCAGCACGAGCTGGGTGTTCTTGCTGCTCTTAGCCATAGCACGCAGGTCAGCCTTAGCCTTGGGGCTCAGGACATACTTGATGTTCTGAACATTGGCCTCCTCCAGGGTAGCCTCGATGCCGCACACCTTTGCGAAGCTGTTAGCGTCGCTCAGGTTATTGCCGTTGAACATACCAGCAGGGGCAGTGCTGCTCAGTGCGCCATAACCGAACACGGTAGCCTCCAGCTTGTCCTTGATGGCGTTCACCAGGTCGCGCTTGATGGCCTGCTCGGCGCCTACGGTATCAGCCAGGATAAAGGCCTTTGAGATATCGACGTAGGCAGTGAGTCGCTTAGGAACCAGGGTCACGTGGGTGAAGGTCTCACCAGCTGCGCTTGCAGCAGAAACCTCGCCAGCCCAACCTACAGAACCCTTGCCCATGATGGGGATCTGAATATCACCCTGGGGAAGACCGGTGAAGAAGCGAGCGCCTACCTGTGACAGGATGCTGTTAGCATAAAGGGGCTCCAGCAGACCCTGCATCTCGGTCTCGGTGGTGTGAGCGTTCTTCACGATCTCGTTCTCACGCATCTCGACACCAGCGTTCACGCTGAAGGTCTTGTTGTTGCCGCTCATGGCCTCACGTACCTGTGAAACCAGGGTCTTCTCACTCTTCTGCTCCACTGAAGAGCGCTGCATCATAGCAGTCTCGTCAGCAAACTCCTCACGCAGGTTCTTCAGCTCCTGCTCCTTCTCACGCAATGCATCGCCCTCCAGATTGGCCATGCTGGCTACGATTGCAGCCTTCTTCTCACGAAATTCTTTCTGTGTCATTTTCGTCTAGAAATTTTTGTTTATAATCGGGTTACTTACTCTACGTTCTCACGGGCGGCCAGCAGAGCATCATCTGCGACCTCCTCCTGTAATTCGCGCATTCGACGCTCACGGGTTTCCTTTTCGCGTTCGCGCTGGGCCTCTTCCTCCGAATCGTCCTCAACCACAAACTCCACCTCGTCGGCAGTCTTCGCGTCCTCATCTGCTTCATCCACCAGCACCACATCGTCATCCTCAGCAGGATCCTCCAC